GAAAAAAATTGCAAAGGAATCTGAAAAAGATCCTAAGGTAATTGATATTCTTGAGAATGGACCAAAATCTCTTTCTCAAGCGTACTTACTTCAGGCAATGCGATATAAATATGGACGGTCTGGAAACTGACCACTAGGGGGTTTACCGACCCTCTTTTTCGTATATAATAACTTCAGTTGAAACAAACAAAGCAACAGATGTCCCTCTCTACTGATTACATTCTCACTTCTTTACAGCAACTTTATGGAGAGTCTGTGACGGGTGCTGATATTCGTGCTTGGTGTGCAATGAACGGATCTAATTATCAGACCGTTACGAACAAACTGACTGATTATAAAGTCAGTCGTGGTAAGTGGAATCTTGAAGTAACAAAAGAAACTGTAGAAGAATTGGAAGTATCTTATACTGCTCCTGCAGCAATGCCTGCTATTGAGCAAAACCTTATCCCGTCTAGAGATGATACTTTCGTCAAGTTTGGTAACTTTGGTGATCTTAAAAAAATTGTTCAGTCCCGTTTATTCTATCCAACGTTTATTACGGGTCTTTCGGGTAACGGTAAAACGTTTTCTGTGGAACAAGTTTGTGCTCAATTAGATCGTGAACTCATTCGTGTAAATATTACAATCGAAACAGATGAAGATGATCTTATTGGCGGTTTCCGTCTTGTTAATGGTGAAACCGTCTGGCATAATGGCCCAGTCACTGAAGCACTCCAGCGTGGAGCAATCTTGCTCCTTGACGAAATCGACCTTGCCTCAAACAAAATCCTTTGTCTCCAATCTATTCTCGAAGGTAAAGGAGTTTTCCTCAAGAAGATTGGCAAATACATTACGCCCGCAGAAGGTTTCAACGTATTCGCAACCGCTAATACTAAAGGTAAGGGATCCGAGGACGGACGATTTATTGGAACTAACGTGCTCAACGAAGCATTCCTTGAACGGTTCCCTGTAACCTTCGAGCAGGAGTATCCTACTCCAGTAATTGAGCAGAAGATTCTTCAGAAGTGTTCTAAACCTCTTGGAGTTAATGATGTTGAATTTTGTAAGCGTTTAGTTGATTGGGGAGATATTATCCGCAAGACCTTCTATGATGGTGGTGTGGATGAGATTATTTCCACTCGTCGTCTGGTGCATATCATTCGTGCATATAGTATTTTTGGTGATAAGGCAAAGGCTATTGAAGTCTGTGTAAATCGCTTTGACGATGAGACCAAGCAGTCCTTCATGGAATTGTATGATAAAGTTGACGCTGATGTTGACTTTGCAAATTCTGAGGAGGTTTGATAGAATGGTGAATGCTTGGAGTTTACTTTATGATGAAATGGAAAATTTTGAAGATCGATATGAAGACACTATGAAAAAAGATCCAGTGAAACACTCTGAATTTTGGTATGATTATGATCGTAATGATCTTGATCGCCCTAATCCTTTTGTTGCTGCCTCCGCATCACCTGATACTATTACCTTTTCTGGTGATGTATCCGCTGAAGAGATTCACTTTGGAGCAGCACAGATGTATACGGAGTATGCAAACGACGACACTATTAACTTAAATATGGATGATAAAATTGATTTAAATCTTGATCGACTTTCAAACAATGGTTTTTGGAAGTATGACGAAGATAAAACTATGAAGGAGGTTCGTGAATACTTATCTCAAACCTATAACGCACATTACACATCTCCTGATTCCAAGACTCAAACTCTTGATCTGATTGAAAGTATTGGAGATGCAGAACCATTCTGTCGTTCTAATGCTATCAAATATCTTTCACGTTTTGGTAAGAAGGGTGGTAAGTCTAAACAAGACATTTTAAAAGCAATTCACTATTGCGTCCTCCTCTATCACTTCTCTGGAATCCACGATCAACCTAAAGGTAATTATGAAACTTTCTGAAAAAACTCTTTCTCTCCTCAAGAACTTCGGTAGCATCAATCAATCTATTCTTTTCAAAGAAGGAAACAAACTTCGCACTATTAGCGTGATGAAGAATATTCTTGCAGAGGCAGAGATTGCAGAAGACATCCCTCAGGATTTTGGTATCTATGACTTGAACCAATTCTTGAATGGACTTTCTCTTCACCAGAGTCCAGAACTAGATTTTGAAAACCACGGATACGTTGTTATCCGTGAGGGTAAGATGCGTTCTAAGTATTTCTTTGCTGACCCTAGTGTGATTGTTAGTCCCCCTGAAAAGGATATTGCTCTACCTACTGAAGATGTATGCTTTGAACTAAATACTCAACAACTAGACAAACTACTTAAGGCTGCCTCTGTATATCAACTTCCTGATATCTCTGCTGTTGGTGAAGCTGGTGTTGTAAAGTTGGTTGTATGGGACAAGAAAAACGATACTTCAAATGATTTCTCAATTATTGTTGGTGAAAGTGATTCGGAGTTTTCTTTCAACTTCAAGGTAGAAAACATCAAAATCATTCCTGGTCGGTATGACGTTGTTGTTTCTAACAAACTACTTTCTAAATTCACATCAAAAGATAGAAATCTTTGCTACTACATTGCTCTTGAACCTGATTCTGTCGTAAAGTAATTTAAGTAACCCACATGAAAGATCAGTACGTCATCGATGATGATGAGTCTAAACAAGACAAATGGAATCGTGGTCTGGATATCTTTGCTGAGTCAGTATTGAAACCAGATCCAGCATTGAGACAATGTGCTCACAATCAAAGATGTTACCATGAATTAATGGAAGTACGAGAAAATGTTTTACAGTATCTGAATACCCTTAGGTGGGACTAAATTATGAATCCTATTGATGTAAACCGTATTGCAAATGCACTCGAAAGGATTGCAACAGTCCTGGAAACCAGAGTGCATATTAATATTGATCATGGTCACATTGAGAATATTGATCATGCTACTATAGACAATGGAGATATCAATACCCATCCTAAAACTTTTTAATGAAACACATTCTTTTTACTTTGAAGGGTTGTCCTTTTGATTTACTTGATGATAAAGAGTTCATAAGAATGGTTTTGTTTAGAGCATCAAAAGAATGTAAATCAACTTTGCTTGATTTAACTGTTCATAAATTTGATCCTCAAGGTGTAACAGGTATCGCTATGCTTGCTGAGAGTCATCTTAGTATTCATACTTGGCCTGAAAATGGTATGGCTGTATGTGATGTTTTTACTTGTGGGGATACCGCTATACCTGAAAATGGTGTAGAATATATGAGAGAACAATTGAAGGCAACTGATATTGTATTAAATAAATTTGTTCGTCCTTTGGAATGATTACTAATCCATTAAGTCCAGTAAAAAATACTAGAGAAACTTATAGTAAAAAACTTGAAAAAGTAATTACTGAAGTTCAGGTTCAGTTCGCTGATGAAAATCCAGCATGGATTCCTCTGGAGACTTTACTGGCAATTAAAAAAATCACAAATTGATTTATCTTTTTTATTATGCGTAATGAATTTCTTTGGGTCGAAAAGTATCGTCCTAAAACTATTGATGAATGTATTCTTCCTGAGGATACTAAAAAGACATTTAAAAGTTTCCTAGATAAGGGTGAGGTTCCAAACTTACTCTTAGCAGGTCCTGCAGGGTGTGGTAAAACAACCGTAGCAAAAGCACTATGCAATGAATTAGGAGTAGACTTTTATGTCATCAACGGATCCGATGAGGGAAGATTCCTGGATACAGTCAGAAACAATGCGAAGAATTTCGCTTCGACCGTCTCGCTTTCGTCAACTGCAAAACACAAAGTCATCATCATTGATGAGGCAGATAACACAACCAATGATGTACAACTCCTCCTACGGGCTTTTATTGAGGAGTTTAGTGCAAACTGCAGATTCATCTTTACCTGCAACTACAAAAACAGACTGGTCGAACCACTTCACTCCAGATGTGCGTGCATTGACTTTTCCACCAATAGTAGAGACCGACCAGGCCTTGCAGCACAATTCTTCTCACGCATCCAAGAAATCATGGATGCAGAAAATATTGAATATGATAACAAGGTCCTGGTAGAACTTATTAACAAACACTTTCCAGATTGGAGACGTGTACTTAATGAGTTGCAAAGATATGCATCTTCAGGTAAAATTGATAGTGGAATTCTTGCATCATTTAGTGATGTAAAAGTAAATGATCTTATTAAAAACCTTAACAAAAAAGAATTTTCGGAAGTTCGCAAGTGGGTCGTTAACAACCTGGATAATGACTCTAGCGTTCTCATCCGTCGTATTTACGATGTTCTTCTTGATTCCCTGGTTCCGAATAGTATCCCTGCTGCTGTGCTTATTCTTGCTAAGTATCAGTATCAAATGGCATTTGTTGCGGATCAGGAAATAAATATGCTTGCATGTCTCACTGAAATTATGGTGGAGTGTGAATTCAAATGAGACATATTAATAATCACTATCTCAGAGTTGATGATGTTGAGATGAAGAGGATTTTAGAAATAATTACTATTAATAAAGATAAGGATCTGGAAGAAGTAAAAGATAGAATTGAACAAGTATTGGGTATGAAAGAAGATCCCATAGATAAGTTTCACGCAACTATCGCATATTATAATAAAAAGCAAGATGAGTGAAGAACAATTAGAGAACGAGAGATGTGTGGATGATGATTATAACGTCATTAACCATTACTACAGTGCAAAAAGAATGCATCCTAACATCCCATTTTATCTTCAAGATGAAAATGGAGACACCTATGAATTTGGGTGGCAACTAATCTATCAGTATATTGGAAAGTTAAATGATTGAAATCAAACTATTTCGCATGGCGACTGGCGAAGAAGTCGTTGCAGAACTTGTTTCTGAAGATGAAAATACTGTGACTATTAAAAATGGTCTGGTAGTATTCCCAAATCAAAATCAAACTGTAGGATTTGCTCCCTGGGCTTTGGTACCAGATAAATCTAATCCAGAGCTCAATGTAAATCGTCAGCATATTGTGTATATTACAGATGTTGATCCTGGAGTAAAAGGAAAGTACAATGAAATCTATGGAAGCAAACTGGTCACTCCAGAAGAAAAGAAACTCATTATCTGATATGTCTAAAAAAGAAAAGAAAGAAAAGAAAAAACTAAAGCATCAGGTCAAATCAAGGTTCTACTATATTTTCTGGGGAACTGCTACTGCTGCAGTAGTTCTTGGACAAGTTTATGTTGGAACTGGATATAGAGAAATGGTAAGAGGAATTAATGCACTTACTTATGCTTTAGCAAGGTCAGTATAATGAGTTTATTCTCTAAACCTACCGAAGAAAATTTAACTAATCCTGTAGTAAAAACTACTTCCGAAAACGTAAAGGAATCGCATGAAGCATTGTTTTATGCTACAATGAATTTACCAGAAGCGGCTGCTCACTGTGGTATGACTCAGAAGGAAATGAAAATGACTTTCTGGGAGTACTTAAAATATAATGAACCAAACTATGAATGTGACGAACGATGATGCTGTATGGGCAGCAAATGAGTTTATAAACTACTTCTCCAATATGGGGAATATTGAAGATTATCTCAGGTTCGTAAAGAAAGAAGTAATCAATTCATCAAGTTCTATTTTTTCATTACATGATGACTTCTTCAATGAAGACATTCATCCTGAAGAGATGGAATTTGATATCAAATTTGTGGGGGAAAGATTTCAACAATCTATTCCTCAAGATCATTATGGAAATTTGCTGAGAGCAGTTTCTTCTCATAACAATGAAAGTAATATACCTGGAAGAGAACTACGTTGGGTAGTTTTTGAAAAGAGGACACAAACTGTTCTTGGATTTATTAGGTTTGGTTCTCCTACTATTAATTCTAGACCAAGAAATATATGGTTGGGAAAGGCACCTGATCTGAGGATCTTTAATCGTCATGCTGCGATGGGATTTGTGATCGTTCCTTCTCAACCATTTGGATATAACTACCTTGGAGGGAAACTCCTTGCGCTCTTGTGCTGCTCTCACTTCGCCCGTGAGACGCTTAACGAGGTCTTTGAGAAGGACATTGCTCTCTTTGAAACAACGTCTCTCTACGGGTCTACTACAGATGCCTCACAGTACGATGGACTCAAACCGTTCATGCGATTCAGGGGTTTGACTGAAAGTAAGTTCTTACCTCTTCTTCATGATGAGGTATTTCATCGTCTTCACGATCGTTTTACTATCCTCAATAATAATACTCCCTTGACTGATAGTAAGGCTTCTTCTAAGAAACTAAAACGTCAGACGAAGATGATTTCTATTATTCGCAATTCACTTGAGGATACTGAAAAACTGAATGAGTTTAATTCTGTGATTAATATTGCTTTTAATCTAACTCAAAAGAAGAGATTTTATATTTCTAATTATGGATATGAAAATGTGCGTGAAGTTATTTGTGGTGAACAAGAAACTCTAGTTCGCGGTCCTAACTGGGAAAAGTTTCACCTTGAGAATATTATTTCTTGGTGGAAGAAGAAATCAACCAAGAGATATGAAAAACTAAAAAGGGAAGGAAGGTTCAGAACAAAAGTTGAACTATGGACAGATGATGACGACATTCAGATTATCCGATGACTTGTGAAGTAACTTTGTTCAAGGCTGGAAAAGTCTTTAAAGAAACTGTGATAG